TACTTATGCTTACATCATTTGGTGCTTACTTTGCAGGACGAACCATTGAGAAATCCAGAACAAAATGAGCGAAGAAGAATTTGATATCAGCTTTCTTGACCAGAAGAAACTTAAGGAGTCAGAAGACAAGATTGAATCGGGGGAAATCACCTGTAACATTGAAAGTCCAGAGGATTGCGAGTCATGTAGTGGCTAACAAAAACCCCCACTCCGAAGAGCAGGGGTCTGAAAGGTAACCAAAATTCGCTATGCACTATCCGGCGTAACGCAATGCAATATACATCTTTATGGCATTCGCCAGAGCTCTGACACCTTGCATTTGTAAGCGTCAACGTGCTCAACAAAGCGTCCATCTCTATCCCCCTTGCGTACGCGCTTCGCTTTACTAAGAAAATCTTTCTTGGTTATCCAGCCTAGTGCCCACACCCTGAAGCTATTGTCTGTCTTGACGATAGATGTAAAGATGTATGTATCACAGTCCTGATGCAGACTAGTGTCTGCAATATGGCAATCGAAGTAAGGTGATGGTAGTTTGGTTCTGCGCTTGGTCTTGATGTCGGCTGTAAGGACGTTGCCTTTGGGTGCCCATAATAAATCGTAGTCGTAAGTGTCTTCAAGGCTCTGTTTCAGGTGCTCTGAAACCGATTGCTCTGCAATGAATGCCTCTAGATTTGCTTCACCCTCTGTGATACTGTTGTTCAATGCGCCCATTTCTTCTGCGCGTTCTTCCGCTCTGGTAATCATGCTAGATGTTACCGAGAGCTCAACCATACGAGATGAATACAGGAGTCTTGTCTCCAACGTACGAGCCAACGACATTAAACTCCATAAACTCAACAGCATCCTCAATAGTCATACCGTCTCTATGGATTAGGATTGCAACACAGGTGTCGTAATCGTACACAGCTACGACGTTTGCCCCTTGCGTGTGACCAATCAAAGCTTCTTCGAAGCCATCAGCCAATAGTGCATCGTTCTCTGCTAACACCTCGATAAGGTAGTCTCTTTTAAACTTATTGAGACCAGCGATAAACTCTTTAGTGGGTCGTGTGTTCATTTCAAATCCATTACTCGTAAGAACATCTCCCCGCTCTGCTCATCAAACGTCTTGATTGCTTTGTAAATCTTTCGAGACTCTCTTTTCACAGCTTCCCGCTCACCCTTCGTTGAATCCGTTCCTAGGCCGCAGTGCAAAGCACAGTCCATCCTAAGGAGTTCGTCCATCTTTTGTTTGTTTGTCCAAGTCGTGAAGCCTAGAATCTTATCAAGGTCGTTAATAGTGTAATCCATTTAGGTAACTGTTAAGGGCGCGTTGTACATTCGTCTCTTCTCCAATCGGACACTTTTGATGCAGCAATTCCTGTATCCCATCAAAGCCACCCTTCCACACGTACTTCTCTTTCACTTCGCGTAGGTATTCCTTCGCTTCGGTGACATCATTCTCTAGTGACTTGATTGTTTTTCTAAGGTTGAACACCTCGTCCTTGAGTTCTTTGTTGCTCATGTCAAACACTGGGTCGAAGCTACCGAAGTACACTGCCTTTGCGCTTTCGTAAGAACCCTTTAGCCTTTTATCATTTAGAATGTATCCGTCAAATCGTTTCTTGTAATGAACGATAGTGCAGTGAGTCTTACCTAAGTACTCAGCAATAGCCACCGTAGTGTAGCCTTTGTCCAGTAAAATCTTGGAGAAAATCATACGGGCATTTACGTTCTCTCTGTTTCGGCATGTTGTAATCAGCTCAACATGAAGAATACTTTCAATGGCTTCATGAAGAACGCCAAACTCCTTGTTAATAATCTTTTTCATTGTGTTAAAATCGGAAGAGAAAGATAGTCAGAGATGTCATAAACAGCCAACCATCCGCTGTCTTTTTTCGATTCATTAACAATGTCCCAAGGGAGAATCCAACCACGAGCATTTACCGGCATGCCCTTACCCACGTCTCTTTTTGTGTCGCGTGTATTCAAGTTGCTTGATTCACAGAATCTTAGTAGGGCTTCGCGATTGAAGAGATGTGCGTGAGCCTTGTAGTCACCGAAACTATTCTCATCAACTACAGAATTAGGTGCGTACTTAACCACATAGACCCAGAACTTTGAAATCGACGCTCGAATCCCACTGTCTTTATCCGCACTTGGGTTTACATACTCAATAAACAAGTTGCCAGTGGGGTCTCTACGGGTTCCGTATGAAGACCAAGCTGCCGAAGATTTGGTATCCCACTTGACCTCGAAGTAAACCTTATCGTTTAACTCAACGATATCCCAGCCGGGCTCCTTGCCCTTTGACTGCTCGTATGTCTTTAGGGTTTTGTCCCCCATGAAGTTCATCCAAGCAAGCTCTATCCTGTTGCCGAACTCAAGGTCTTTACGAAAGCTGCTCGCCATCTGATTCTTCTATGTATTCTTTGAGGGCAGACTTCATCGCTTCAAGTTCCAAGATTACCAGCTTCTTGTACTTTCTTACGTTGTCTAGCGTTTGTTCCCAACTCGTAGTTGGTGCACCCTTGTTATCATGAAGCTGCTCGTACAGCTCCGTAGTCAACCTCTGTATCTCCTGAGTACAGTAGCTGTAGAGCTGACTAAGTTTTTGCTTCTCCATTGATGTGGTTTAGTATGATTGTTATCGCGGCATCTATTTGTTTTTTGTTTTTAGGGATGAAAAGCATGTAGTCATCCATGTCATTGTCTGACATGTACTTTAAAAACAGCTTCCACCTTAAAGGAAAAGTGTGTTGTGACGGAACCCAACCCTTCGTCTCAATAATGAAACGATTCTCATGGCTAACAAAGTCTGGAGTGTACTTAATCGAAAGCACCACCTTGTTTGTCGCATCAGTCATAACATCCTTACCCCGTGTAGACTTATGATAAACTCCGGGATACCTAAACGAGTCCATCAACTGAAATGTCTCGCTCTCGTATCCGAAATCAATCTTTGATTCTTTCAGCCTATCGTAACAATAGGTCTCAAGAGTTGACTTCAGTTTTACTGAACCCCTATTGAGGTCTTTGCGCTTCCTCCCCTTTGTTGGTCTTGTTAAGTTCTTCCGGCGTTTAGCCATGCCCTAAAAGGTACGGTCAGAAGTGCTCTTGTTTGCCAACAAGTTGTTCACCAAGGGATGTGAATAGCTTTTGGTTAGGTGCGTGCATGGAGAATCCGCTCTGTGTTGAGTTCAATTCAAAAATCATTGGCTGCGCGTAGGGAGTAGGCTTGCCACCAGTGTCCACCTCTCGAACCTTTCGAACGTGCATCTCAATACACCTGCGCTGGAGAACATCGGGGTGCTGAATCTTTCTGTGTAACGTGATGAAGCAGTCACTACGATTCACCCACTTTCCGCCATGCTCAGTATCCTCTGCGTAAGGAGCGACTTGCAAACCGTCATCGCCTTTCCTGCGCTGGCTCTCAGTAATGCTGTGAGCGTTTACCCATACAGCTACATCCATGTTGTTGCTGAATGTCAGAAACTCTGACGCTGCCTCATAGTGATACTCGTGAGGGCCGACCCCACGGTTAGCACTCATCTCAATCTTAAGGCTGTTGTATGGGTCAACAAACAACCCGTCAATCGGATTCTGTCTGTGCACCTTTTCACAAAACAAGATGATGTCCATGTAACTGTAGGTCTTGCTGTTGTCAATAACAACGAAGTGCTTCTCAACCCAGTCCCTAGCCTTCTTACGTTCGATGTGTGTGGTGCTACCAATTTTCTTATTGAGCGCAAACTGAACCAGCTTCATCTTCACAGCAGCAGAACGATTCTCTGAGCTGTAGATTACCCACCTCCAGTTGTGATGCATTGAACTTGCCACCATCATCCACAAAGCAAAGGTTGTCTTTCCTATGTTGCTGTGTCCATTAATCATGACAAACTCCTTCTTGAATACGAAGCTCTCATCCATGAACTGATTGCCTGTGCTAAGACCCAAGGGTATCTTACCGTCCACATACTGCTCAATCCAATCGTAGTCGATGTCGTCACTGCTGATAAAGGACATGTCCCCATCGTTCAGCTTCATGTCCCTCTTAATCTTCTCCTCGCTGTTAATGACCTCGCTAATCGGTAGCTTCTTTCCGTTCGCTATACCGTCGCTGATGGTTAACAAAGCCCCTTCCAAATTGTCAATGTCCCGCTTCTGAATCTCTCTTTCGAGTATCCAACGAGCAACATCTTCTTCAACAATACCACTGGCAATGTACCCACCCATCAAACTAGAGGCTTTGACAAGAACGTTGTGCTTCTCTCCTTCCTCCGCCTTGCGTATCATAGCTGCTGCTATGTTTATCTTATTGAAGTCAGTCCTCCCAGACAAGTCTTTAACAACCTGATTCTGAGAATGCTCCGACATCATGCCACCATACCTCTCGTACTCAGCCTTGACAACGATGTCTGGGTCGTATGACTCAAAGCACGCTCGGCTTTCATTCTCTCCGGTGCTGTCTAACTCAAGGCCGTACTGCTCATCGAAGTATTTAATCAGTGAGCGGTAGTGGTCACGATGTCTCTCCGTGTTTGTTATCTCTACTA